GATTGTTCCGTCTGTTGAGATAGCAACACAAGTGGCAACCTTGTTGGCAACCTTTTCCCAATATGCAAAGGTTTGTTCACCGCTTCCGTTTCCTGCGGTGTGGTGTAAATACACTTGGGTCTTTTTAACCGCTTCGCGATTGTATGCCCTAAATGGTACTTGTTTAATTTTCATCTTGTTTCTTTGATGCTCCAAAATAGAATGATACTACCATAGTCACAATGGATGTTACCCCACCCGCAATGGTAAAATAAATGTCCTTTTGATCCGTTGGGAAATCCCAAAAGATAATTGAAAATAGAATGGCATAACTCAATGCCAAAATTAGGATGGCTACAATGCCCGTTACATTTGCTTTAAATCTATCCATTATCCTTGACCCACACTGGGCTTTTTTGATTTGTGTTTATTGATGTGCTTCGTATGTCTGCCCAACTTCTTCTTGGGTTTCACACGAAATGTCGTGGTGTTGGTTGCCTTTGCCATTACAATCCGTTTAGTTTTAGCATATTGTTCAAACTCACAGTGTCCATGTCTGCAATGGCCGTATCAACCCCCATAAACATCATGGTCTTTGCATACTTTTCCGCCTTCGCTTGTGCCTTGGCAACATCCGCTTTTAACGCTTCTTTTTCCGCAACCTTTGATTCAACCATCTTTGCGTTCATCGTTTGAGCCATTTTCGTGGCTTCTCCCGCACTTTGAATGTTTTTTGATACCTTGTTAAGCAACGCGTCTATTTCGTCAATCTGTGGGCTTGTTTTAGCGTGGGCAATTGTGAACACATAGCCAGTGATAAACAATGCACTAAATACGATTAAAAGATTTTTCATAGTTTTTTCATTGTTTGCATGATGCGTATTTCGGTCATGGTTGCGGCTAAACACGAATCGGACTTTTTAAGGGCGTATGTAAGTTTGTCAATCTTAACATCCAACGCTTCTATCTTTTGGTTTGCCTTTTCAATTTGTTCTTTATAGCCCGAACGAAGGTCAAAGTAAAGATAAGAAACGGCCAACAGCATACAAAAAGCAACGGCAGCAATTGGGTTTTTGCGAAATTGGTCAAACGACACGGGTAGGGCATTGGGTTTTTTAATTGCTGCCATGTCTTAATAAAACGATTTTAAGTTTAATTGTTTGCTCATTGAATTATTGTAACCGTATTCAATCCAGTTACATTTTCGATTTGTGTTTTACATTTTTCATGAATAGTCAGTGCCAAAGTTGTAGACCAAAATTCTTGTGTTGTCAGTTCAGTTTGTACTTGATTTGGCAATGTACTAACATTCAATGGTGATTTACCTTCTATCCAATCGCTTTCTGATTTGTAGTAAGACAAGTTCACCCAATTAGACTGAGGAGCAAGAATAAAAATGTTCAAGTAACCAAAGGCATTTGATACCTCAAATCCTTCATCGGTTGTAATTGTTGTATTTATTGATAGTGCCATAATTTTATATTTTATATTTTTGTTATTGATTAGTATGCTACTTCCACCAACATAACTTTTGAAACTACTCTGCAAGTTACAGAACCACCACCCACGAAAGTAGGGGCAGTGAATGTAATAGCCATTTCTTGAGAGCCACCAGCAGAAATTGTGATTGATGCCGTTGCCATTCCCAAATCCGATTTGATTGCAGACGTGTCTACAGTTCCAACTATTGAAGACGTGCCACCTATTCTCTTAAATAAAAGTTGTTTTGTTTCTCTGTAGCAATCCCCAACACTTACCCCCGTTGCAGTTCCAGTAATTGTCGTAACTACTGCGATAGTGTCAATTGTAACATTCCATGCTCTGTTATTACCACTTGGAATAATTAAATTGGTAACGCCTGTACCATCTAAAGATAATACTGTAGTTGCAGCTGAACCAAGAGATGCTTCTCTACGTGCAGTTAAATTAGATTGTTGAGCGTCGCTATTGGCTGTAAAAAAACCGCTTCCTGCTTGAAATTGACCATATAAATAACCAGTAGTTCTATACCCTATTCCAAAACTATAAGACGCGGAATTTGTATTTGATTCGCCAAATGAAACAGATTTTGTACCACTTGCTGTATTCGATAAACCACCACTTACAGAGTGCGCCCCACTACTCGTATTACCTTGTCCACCAACTACCGTAGCGTGTGTGTTTGTAGATGCTGTGTTTGATTGTCCGCCTGATATGGTGGAGTGATTTGAAGATACCGAATTTCCTTGTCCACCACCTATAGTTGCATGTGATATATAATTAAACGCATTATTAGACCTACCCCCACCAATCACGCTATTTTCAGCACTATTTATTGTATTTTCCCATCCTCCACATATAACTGAACTTCTTGAAAGTTCTTTGATTAAATTAACTGTACCACCCGTTATTACATTCGAAGTATAATTACTTCCCGCTCCTCCAATATCTATGGCGTTACCTATGCCCCCACCTATAAACCCATAAGGTCCTTTATTTCTATTAGCTGTTCCACCTGAAATTACCGCATATTCACCTGGTCCCGCCACTTGGTCTGCGGTATTTCTTTTCATCTGCAAATCCACCGCATTTATACCCCTTGCATTTCCACCTGTAGCAGTTCCATCTGGAATATCAGCAATCAAAGCACCTGTACCATTAGGAGCGATTACTAAGTTGGCGTTGGTAGTTGTTGCTTGGATTACAGAGGAAACTTGTGTAGTTACACCACTATCTTGTAAAACACCGACACGCCTATTTGATAATTGTAAAACACCTAAATTGTTCAAATAATCACTAACAGTTTGTAGTGTTGATGACATTGCAGATGCGATTTTTAATAATCCATTTGGTGGTGTGAAACTTGGTAAGTTGGTCAATTGACTTCCGTCAACGGCTGGAAGTTTTGCAGATGCATCCAACTGAACTAATTGAGATGCTCCATTAAATGTGTTTCCTTGCTTTGTGACCGTAGATGATAGGCGTGAATCGTTTAATGTTCCACTCGATATATTTGATGCATTTGTAGTATCTACATTGACAACATTACCTAAACCAATACTTGTTTTATCAATCAATACATTTCCACTGCCCAAAACGGATGTTGAATTAATGGTTTTGATATTCGTTCCCGATACCAATGTATCTTGTTTTGCGGCTAATTGTGTTGTATTAGCAATCGCCACACCACCAACGGTTGCCGTGCCTGTTAAATTTATACTTGATGTTGATACTGAAATTGGAATATCATTTCCCAATCCATCAGATAATTGTTTTAATGTGCCATCTACTGGGCTATTATCGCCCACTTTAATTAAGGCATCATAAGTCGTTGCGGGTGTTAATCCCGTTAATGTATTTCCCATGTTTTATAAATTATTCCAAGTTTCTTCTGTTAAATCAACCCATTGCATTTTTACATCTTCCCATTTGACATTTGTAAATTGGGGGTTTCGTGTGATTTGCCCAATGCCTTGCGCCCACAAAGTGCCATCACAACACTTTTTGGAGTATGTGTTTTTGTCCTTGCACAAACACGCCCGTGTTCCACCACCTTGTGGGGATGACCTTGATGGGGTTTTCCACCCATTCTGTGTGTTGTTCGGATTATTTGGGTTGTTCCAATTGCTCATTTTCTTATCAATGCAAAAAGTAAAAGTAAAAATAACACCGATCCAATCGCCACACCAATTTTTTGGGGTACACTGATGCGTTCTTTGTATTGAATCTGTGGTGGTAACTGAATTGTTTTGGTGTAACGGATGGTATCTGCCTTCACAATTGTTTGAACTCTTATCACATCGTGATTTCTGTAAACAATCGTTTTAACGCCATCCTTTTCAATTGTGAGGGTATCAATCGTTTTTGTTGTAAAAGTGTCTGTAATGGTCACAGAATCACGCACAAACACGGTATCAATGCCATACACGCTTATTTGTGCCATGGCGGGGTTCTTTTTGATGGCTTGTTCCAAATGCCACTGCGCAGAACACCCCGTCAACAAGATGATAAGTGTTAATAATTTACCACCTTTGACAAACAAATCGCACTTCACCTTATTGATGGTTTTCAACTGCGTCATGTAGTTGGTCAATTTCTTGACCTTTTCATCCTTTGGTTTGTATGTCTTTTTTACAGATTCCATGAAACATAGTTAGACGGATTTGTATTTGGGTATTCCCCCGCTTGTTGGTCCTCGGTGTACTGGCTAAATAATTGTGGGTAGTAACTCAAATAATCCACAACCCTACGGCGATAAGTTTCCGCGATGTTTCTTTGGCGTTGAACCAATGTATCAATTTCGGTTTTGTCTGGCAATGTTGTGTTTTCGGGTGAGTTCCTCAAAATACCCGCGTTGCTGACCTCATAACCATGAAACAACAACAAATCGGCCATGGCATAGTGAATCAACATTGGTTGAACATAGTGCGAAACCAAAGTTTGATAGTTGCCCGTCAATGTCCCGTTTTCAACCTGGGTTAAAATGTACCGATACAACTTCGTACCCAAAAGTTCTTGAACTTGTATGTCTTGACTGATTTTAACAAAGGGATAGATTTTGTCTACATCCACATTACCACCCAATTGGGTGTATTTGAAGATTAGTTCTTTGTCAACCAGTAATATGTCATCGTTTGCGTACATCTTATTTATTTTTTAATGATCCTTTGTTTGGCATATCAATGGGGCGTGTCTTGGCGGTATTCCACCCACTTGGTGAGAATGGCACACCCGCAGCGTCTGCGCTTTTGTTTGATACTTCGTTGTAATTATCCAAATCTCTACTTTCCCCAACCTCGTTTGGTTGTTTAGGTAAAAACTTTCCTTTGACTTGTTTGCGCCTAAATGTCAATCGTTCCCATCTGTGGTGGCAATTTACACCGCCTTTGTACTTCCAAATTGAATAGGAACTTTGACCGCTTGGGGCGAATTGTCCGTTCACACCCGCATCACCCATTTGGATGATATCTTCCCTACGGAATATCACTCCGCTTTTGGCTTCTTGAACCATCGTAGAGCAAAACTCCCTTGATTTGTTGGATACGAAATCAGGACCGTAACGGTATCGGATTTTGTAAACCCCTTTATCGTCATCACTTTTTTTATTGGGATTGTCATACGCCAAGTTAAATCTTAGTTCTTCATCCGCGTCTGTAACCTCTTGAACATCAATAAGTTCCCATTCCTCATCGTTGTTAATCTCGCCCTTATCCTTCAAATGTTCTATCCAAGATTTTTCGTCTTGGATGGTCATGTCCGCTAAATCAATCTTTTTTTTTTGACTTGCCAAGGATACGCCCGTTTCTTCTTCGCGCGTTTCATCATCAATGACATTGCCACTTAAATCGGTGAATTCCAAAGGTTGTAAGGTCTTGAAATAAAGATTCAAATTGTACCCGTTAAAATTCAATACCTTGGTGACTGCATCAATTATCAATCGTTGAAAAGGTCGTACCACAACATTGTCAAACAAGATAGACGCTGACTTTAATTCATCTGCGTTGCTACCAAATCCCGTGTTGTCCTTAATCCCTAAAAGTAATGGAGATACGATACGATGTGCCACCATGATTTTCTGCATGGATTCTTGGGAAAGGAACTGATATTGGTTGTGGGCATCACTCAATTGAACGGGTGTAATATCCGCACTTGAATCCTTGCCATCATTCCACGAGATAATAAACCTACCCGCGTTTGATGATCCGCCAAACTTTTGTTTGATTTGGGCTTCCACAGTGTCTTTAACCTCGGCGGGTGGTTGCCCGTTGTTGAAGTTTATCAACATTGATGGGGCTAACCCATTCATGATGTTGTTAATATGGAAATTGGAAATCTCCGCTTCCAAGTTGGCATATTGCGTACCGCCTTGGTAATCCACTGGTGCGAAGTAAAACGAAC